TGCGCTCCCTTTCTTTTTAGGGTATATTGCAGCTACTCCGGGCTTTCCGGTGCATTAGACAGCCCCGGCTGACGACATACAGACTAATGCGCCTAACTTGTATGTAAGGAAAAATCATGGCTAAAACCACGTTTAACGGCCCGGTCACATCCCAAAATGGCTTCATTGACGGGCATCAAGTTGTCGCCGCTAATGCAATCAATACCACGGCTACAGCCACCGCAGCACAGGTAGTTGCTGGGTACATCACCTCAACTTCTGTCGGAACAGTCTCTATCACGCTGCCGACAGGCACGCTGCTTGGTGCAGCACTGGGTGCGACTCAAGGCACTACCCTTGACTTGTTCATTGACAACACCGCTGGTGCATCAGTTGTGACTGTTGTTGTAGCTGTTAACGGCATCTTGTCCACCGCCGCCGCTGACACTCCCGGTTCTTTTGGTGACTTGACCGTTGCTTCGGGTGTCACAGGCTTGGCCCGGTTCACCATCATGTTCTCTAGCCCAACAGCCTACGTGTTTACACGCACAGCTTAATTAGGAGCATCTCATGGCGATGCAAACTGATGTACTAGCAAGCCCTCCGTAACTTCTACCGGGCAATTTACCAATCAAACACCGACTGCTCTTGGTAGAACAAGGGTCAAAGCTGTTTACATAGTCCCATCAGGCACTGCTGGCAGTATTGTGTTTAGGGATGGTGGGTCAGGCGGCACAACTGTAATGACCTTGAATACGGTTGCTTCTGCCGCGCAGCCAACCTACCTGCTACTTCCCGGTGAGGGTGTGTTGTTCAGCACTAATGTTCATGGAACTGTGTCGAACGTAACTTCAACCACAATTTTCTATGGCTAAGAAAAAAGGCCCGGTTCTCTCTGTTGGTCGGGGCGAGAAGCTACCGATCTCCAAGGGGGCTGGTCTGACTGCCAAGGGCAGGGCCAAGTACAACGCAGCAACTGGCAGCAACCTCAAGGCTCCACAGCCCCAAGGTGGCCCACGCAAGGACTCGTTCTGTGCGCGGATGTCAGGTATGCCGGGGCCGATGAAAGACGAAAAAGGCAAACCAACCCGCAAAGCAGCGGCTCTTGCAAGATGGAAATGCTAGGAGAATATTGTGGAAAAACTTAAACAAAAACTTTCTGATTTGTGGATAGTAATACTTTATCAGCCGCACGCAATTATTTGCGTAAAGAAAAACCTAAACAAACCGATACAGACGCTAATATAACAATGCGTAAAACAGTTTTAGGGGATAACGATTTTAATGTTGAAAGGGACGGTGGGCCGTCTTATCTTCCTCCTAAGTATAACTCCGCAGCCGCCAATGCTGAGAGAGATGGGGGGCCATCGTACTTAACTCCTAAGTCTAATTCCGCAGCAGCCGATGCTGAAAGAGACGGGAAACGTATCATACCCAAAGCAATAACTGACAAAGTTAAAGGCTTTGGCTTCACCCCCGGAACGTCTGCTTTTGAAGAAGCCGAGAGGCAATTTGAAAGAGCAGTGGGGGGCAACAAAAACACAGGCGGCATGATTAAGAAATACGCCAAAGGCGGTTCAGTATCAGCATCATCCCGTGGTGATGGTATAGCCCAACGTGGGAAGACCAAAGGTCGGATGTGTTAAACAACAGTCTCACAATCCGTGGGCAAACTTTTTAAAAGGTGGTGATATGGCTACGAAAATGGATCCAAGAATGATGGCGATGATGGCAGCTAAAGCCCGTGGCGGCGCTCGTCCTCCTATGGGTGGCAGGGGTGGTATGGGCGCTCGTCCTCCTATGGCCCCTCCCGGTGGTGGTATGCCCCCTCCCGGCGGCGGCGGTATGCCCCCTCCCGGCGGTGGTGGTGCGCCCCCCATGATGAAAAAGGGCGGGATGCCAATGGTTAAGAAAGATGGCAAGAAAGTTCCAAGTTTTGCGGCTGATGGTAAAGGCGCGATGAATCATGGCGGTATGACCAAGATGGCATCGGGCGGGTTTGTCCGTTCGGCTGACGGGATTGCTTCAAAAGGCAAAACCAAAGCCAAACAGATCAAAATGAAGAGCGGCGGCAAGATTTGCTAAGGAGTACAACATGGCAATTGATGACGCAACCCGAGAACGCGCTAAAAAGTTTGTTGAGAGTGGCAGCACTCGTGTGTTTGCAGATGCAAATAGGTTTTCTGGCTCTGCGGCTAAACCTGCAATAATCACCAAAGAGCAGATTGAAAAGGAAGGCTTTACAAACCTACGCGACTACCTAAACGCCAAAGGAAATTTAAAACCCCGTCCAGATAAAGTTAACCCTGACATGGGGGCTAAAGCGGATGCTGCGTTTTTACGTGAAAGAATTAAAGCAGTTGCTGAACCTACCGCTGATGAAACTGCAAATCAACAAAGAAAAGAAAAACTGAATAAGCTAAAGATTGCAAGCGCGGGGGCTGAAAGCAAGATGCGGCAGGCTAATGCTTTAAACATGAGTAGAGCCGATTTTGTTGGGGATGCAGAACTGCGTGGTGAAACACCGAGTGATCTTAAACAAGATGCACCAGAACCGGAAACACGGACTCCCAAAAGAGCAGGAAATCTTACGGATATGTTGGGTTTGTCTAGTAGGTATGCTAAAGGTGGCTCAGTCTCAGCTTCCCGCCGTGCAGACGGCATAGCCCAGCGTGGCAAAACCCGTGGGCAGATGTGCTAAATTAGGAGAACATTATGGCAAAAATACGCAAATTTCGCGAAGGTTCAACGGTTGAAGATGCTGAAGAAGCTAAATTTAAAGTTGCTGGCCTAGCTGCCTCTAATGCCGAAAAGAAATCCAGTGGCTTTCTGGGGCTTGGTCGTTTGTTTCAAGGAAACATTGACGAAAAAGGTTCAGAAGCATACGAGAAGTATGGCGCTGGCTATGGTCGGGAAGTAGAAGCCAAGAATGACCGACTGAAAGCAGCAGGATCAGGATCAGGATCAGGATCAGGATCAGGATCAGGATCAGGATCAGGATCAGAATCAGGATCAGAATCAGGATCAGGATCAGCACCGGCGGCACCAGCACCAGCACCGGAAAAAGGAACAAATTATAGAAGCAGTGGTGACTATGATGATACTAAGGATATGAAGCGCAGTCAAGGGTCAGCAAAGGCAGCACCAGCAAAAGCACCAGCAAAAGCACCAGCGGCATCGACAGGATCAACATCAGGATCAACATCAGGATCAACAGGATCAGCACCAGCGGCATCAACAGGAACAGCAAATACCCGCACAGGGCAGACTTATGCACAAGTGGATGCTAATAATCGAAAAGGCTTTACGGCTAGTCCAACGTCTACGGATCCAGCACAACGAGCAGCGGCAACGGCAGCAAGAGCAGCAGCAGCGGCAAAAGCTGCGGCAGACGCTGCCGCAGCCGCACCGAAAGTAAGAAATCCAGAAACGGATGAAGGAGAAGATGTAAGACCAGCTTCACAAGCTCAACTAAGAGCCTTAGCTGCTATAGCACGGGCAACGGGAAGTACATCTGGTGTGGCTAGTGGGCGAGTAACAGCCGCAGAAGCAGCACGAAAAATAACCGAATATGCTAAAAAAGCTGGTAATACAATTTCAAGGATTACAGATTCTTTTAAAAAGGAAAAGTACAAAGCTAAAGGTGGGGCTATTCAGTCTTATGCCAAAGGTGGTTCAGTCTCAGCATCCCGCCGTGGTGATGGTATAGCTCAACGGGGTAAAACCCGTGGAAAGATGTGCTAAATGAGAGCCTCCCGTGGCATGGGGGCCATTGACCCCAGCAAGATGCCAACAGGCAAGCGCAAGAAGCGCCGTGATGACACTGACTTCACTCAGTATGCTGAAGGTGGAGAAACCAAATCCAAAGTGAATGAAGCTGGTAACTACACCAAGCCTGATCTACGTAAACGAATTTTTAACAGCGTTAAAGCTGCGGCAATTGTAGGCACGGGCGCAGGGCAGTGGAGCGCGAGAAAAGCGCAAGTTATGGCTAAACGATACAAGGCCGCAGGTGGCGGGTATACAGATTGAAAGCTCCGCAGCAGTCCCTAAAGAATTGGGGCGACCAGAAATGGAGAACCAAAAGTGGAAAACCGTCTTCTAAAACAGGTGAAAGGTATCTACCGGAAGCTGCGATTAAAGCTCTCAGCCCTGCTGAGTACGCCGCGACAACCAAAGCCAAAAGAGCAGGTAAAGCCAGTGGAAAACAGTTTGTAGCGCAGCCTAAAACAATTGCTAAGAAAACAGCAGGATTTAGATAAGGAGAATTATATGAGTGGAGGTCAGACACAAGGAGCATCACCCCCTGCTGGAGGTGGCTCGGGACAATCGCAAATGGCTTATCCTGCTGTTGAGCCGCCTGAATTTACTGCTTCTGTTATGCCACAGATGCCACAACAAGGCTATGGTCAACAGAAAAACATACCATCACCTTATGGTGGTATGGGGGGCTATGGTCAACAACAAGGCTTTGGTCGCCAAGGCGGTATGGGTGGCTATGGTCAACAACAAGGCTATGGTCAACAACAAGGCTTTGGTCGCCAAGGCGGTATGGGTGGCTATGGTCAACAACAAGGCTATGGTCGCCAAGGCGGTATGGGTGGCTATGGTCAACAGCAAGGCTTTGGTCGCCAAGGCGGTATGGGTGGCTATGGTCAACAACAAGGCTATGGTCGCCAAGGCGGTATGGGTGGCTATGGCGGTATGGGTGGCTATGGTCGCCAAGGCGGTATGGGTGGCCATGGCGGTATGGGTGGCTATGGTCAACAACAAGGCTATGGTCGTCAAGGCGGTATGGGTGGCTATGGTGGTATGGGTGGCTATGGTCAACAACAAGGCTATGGTCGCCAAGATGATATGCGTGACTATGATCAACAGCAAGGCTATGGTCTACAACAGGGTTTGCAAGTCCCGTCTCCACAGGAATTGCAAGCGGTACAACAGTCCTTGCAACAGCAAGGAAGAGAACCGCTGCAAGTTGGTACGCCTATTCCTCTTGGACAGCAAGGGCTGCAACAGCAGGCCAATCAACAAGCAACACAACGACAACAACAGGCGCAGAATGCTATGGCAGGGCAGGCTCCCGGACGTATGGGAAGTTTAGGGGCGCTTGCAGCGTTTCGTCAAGCCCAGCAAGGTAATGGTCAACAACAAGCAGCAGGCCCAACGACCGCTGAACAAGCAGGCCAAGACGCAATGAGTAACGGGTTTGGCGGAAACACCCCATACCATATAAAGGAGCGATATGGCTCAGTGGCTTCTCCAGCAGCAAGCCGTGGAGAGACCATCACTGACGCTGCTGCTACGCCACCGCCTGCACTGCAACAGCTTCCCGCTGCCGCAACCGCTACCCCACCAAGAATGGTGCAAACGGGCACTAACTCAAGGGGTAAACCTATGTACGGCCCCGCAGAGACCAACCCCTACCAAGGTTCCGCAGTGCCAGCAATGCAACAACCATCATTTGAACAGAATTACTTGACGCAATATTATAATGACGGTGGTGGTGGTAGTGGTGGTGGTGATTATGGTGGTGGTGGTTATTACGGTGGTGGGGTTGTTCGTAATCGTAGGTAATAGGGTTTAAATTATGACAACTTCGGGCGTTGCTAACTTTGACATGGACTTGAGTGAAGTCATAGAAGACGCATTTGAACGTGCGGGTTCTGAGCTTCGCTCCGGGTATGACATGCGTACTGCACGGCGCTCCCTGAACATCATGTTTGCGGATTGGGCCAACCGGGGCATCAACATGTGGACAATTGAGCAGGGATCGTTCACCCTGACTCAGGGTTTAAACACCTACGCGCTACCCACAGACACCGTGGACTTGCTTGAGCATGTCATCCGCACCGATGCCAACTCGACCTCTAACCAATCAGACCTGACCATCACCCGCATTAGTATCAGCACCTACGCCACATTACCCAACAAGCTAACCCAAGCCAGACCCATTCAAGTCATGGTGCAGCGCAACTCAGGCCAGACATCAACCACAACGCTGACTCTCAACGGGGCAGTGACCGCGACAGCCACCACCATCACCCTGAGTTCAGTCATAGGACTAGCCGCTGCTGGCTACATCAAGGTGGACAACGAGATCATCAACTACGCTTACATCGTGGGCAACGTCCTGACAGACTGCTCCAGAGGACAGGCTAACACCACCGCAGCATCACACACAAGCACCACAGCAGTCTTTGTATCAAATCCCCCGGCAGTGACCGTGTGGCCCACGCCTGATGGCTCCCAGACCTATACCTTCGTGTACTGGCGGCTGCGTAGGAACCAGAACGCTGGGGATGGTTCTGACACGATGGATGTGCCGTTTAGGTTTATACCTTGCGTAGCAGCAGGGCTGGCTTACTACTTGGCAATGAAGCTGCCCAACGGCATGGAGCGTTTACAGGTATTGAAGGCACAATACGATGAAGCATGGCAGTTGGCCCAAGATGAAGACCGAGACAAAGCAGCGGTGCGCTTTGTGCCAAGACAGATGTTTATGAATTAATTATGGGCAATAGGTTTGCATCGGGTAAAAATTCAATAGCGGAGTGTGACCGTTGTGGGTTTCGTTACAAGCTAAAGGAACTGAAGAAGGAAGTTGTTAAGACTAAAACTTACAACTTGCTGGTGTGCCCCACCTGCTGGACACCGGATCAGCCTCAGTTGCAGTTGGGGATGTACCCGGTAGATGACCCACAGGCAGTGCGGGAGCCGCGCAGAGATTTGAGTTATGTGGTTTCTGGCTTGTTGGCAGACGGGAATCCGGGTGAAGGCAGCAGGATATTTCAGTGGAACTGGAACCCGGTAGGCGGGTCTAGAGAAAACGATGATGGGCTGACACCCAACTATTTGGTGGCAGAATTAGAACTTGGTTCAGTTACAGTAACTTAGGAGTTGATATGGACAAGGCAGACATGAAGCAGGATAAGAAGATGATGGCTGGGGCTGTGAATAAGCATGAGAAGCGTATGCATCCCGGTAAAACCCCAACCAAGTTTGCCAAAGGCGGCAAAACCGAGATGGACATGATGAAGTACGGTCGTGGCATGGCTAAAGTGATGAACCAGAAATCTGGTCGTGGAGGTTAATATGGCTTCGTATAGTAACAAACTAATGGGTAAAGAAGTTGGCGATGCCGCTGTCTATGCAAAACCACATACCATGAATAGTAAAAATGTAACTGTGGAAGCCAACCCCGGTAAAGGCAAGGACATGGGCATGTTGAACAATGCCCGTGCTTCGCTTGGGAGCATTACCTGTTGTGAGCAACCCGGTACAAAGACATCTGGCATGAAAACCCGTGGTAATGGCGCAGCCACTAAAGGCGTGATGGCCCGAGGCCCGATGGCATGAACTACGCTGCGTTGGTTTCTGCCGTTGCCTCCTACACGGAAAACACTTTTCCTACTGTGGACATGAATTTGTTTATCACACAGGCAGAGAAGCGTATATACAACACCGTACAGATTCCAGCACTGCGTAAGAATGTAACTGGCATCACCACCGCAAGCAACAAATATCTGGCCTGCCCTGATGATTTCCTGTCTTCTTACTCTTTGGCAGCAATAGACCCAACCACGGGCGCGTACACCTACCTGCTGAACAAGGATGTAAACTTTATCCGGGAAGCGTACCCCAAACCAACAACCACAGGGTCACCCAAGTTCTACGCTCTGTTTGGCCCCGCTGTAGCTTCCAGTGTGATCACAACGGAACTCACGTTCCTCATTGGCCCCACTCCCAACGCTGCCTACAGCATGGAGCTTCACTACTATTACTACCCTGAGTCCATCGTCACTGCTTCGACCACATGGCTGGGGGACAACTATGATCCGGTTCTTTTGTATGGGACATTGGTCGAAGCCTACACCTACATGAAGGGTGAGGCAGACATGATTGGCCTGTATGATGGCAAGTACAAAGAAGCAATGGGTCAACTGAAACGTCTGGGTGATGGACTTGAGAGGCAAGATGCCTACCGCAGTGGGCAAGCTAGGGTTCCCGTCACATGAGCATCTCCCAAACCCTGACCACATCCTTCAAGCAGCAACTGCTTAAAGCGGTACATGACTTTGACACAGACACCTTCTATATGGCGCTGTACACAGCCAATGCCGATATAGGGGCGGCTACCACCGTTTACACAGCGACCGGGGAGATTT